GAGCTTGGTCTCAATATTGAGCTTGTCCAGCTTCTTGCCGGAAGTCTTAATCCTTGTAAATGTGTAGCCATCGTCTTCCTTCTGAGTCTGGCTGTGACACAGGACAATGATTGTCAGATCATCCCTGAGGTCATACATGCTGCATAACAATCCCCACACGCACTGAGCAAGGTCAATCCATTTGTCATAGCCCTTTTCTCCCATTCTCTTGACCTCATCAGCCACCATCAGACCATTGAGCGTATCAATAACCACTACTTTGATATGAGCCATGTTTTCCTGGCTGCTTATTTTATTGAGCAGTGTTGAGACAGTGCTTATCTCATCAGTAGCCATATAGTTATGCTTCTCAAACTGATATTGTTTTTTCCAGCCTTTCCAAGACAGGCCCTTTTTATCAGAGTCAATGTAGAATGTTGTCTCAGGATCCAAGTTTCTCATGGCTGTAGTTTTGCCGGAGCCACTCTCTCCCATCACGCCAACAACGCGAGCCATAAACATCACCTCCCTATCTGATCTGAATGTTATTCTTCTCTTCAATAAAACAGCCCGGAACAACCATGCCCTCAGCAAAGGCCTCTTTAATGAGCGTCTTCCTTGGCTCTTTGGTGACTTTCACATAATCATCCGGAAGGTCATCAATATTGAAGTCCTCAGTGAATCCAACTGATTCAGATCTTCTGTAACTAATGCTCACTCTATTGTCCTTGAATTTCTCCCCCTCAAGATAAACCGCAAGGAACTCCTTCAAACTCTCAGCTTTATTCTCAGCAGCCTTCTGTCTCTTCTCCAATGCCTGCTTCTCGTTCTTGAGTGCCTCAGCCTCAGCTCTCAGGTCCTTTATCCAGCAGGCTATGTTGGAAATCTTGGCATCATGCTCCATCTCCAGAGCCTTGAGCTTTTCAGTATCAACTACCTCTCCAGTCTCCTCATCCACACAGTTGAGGATCTCTTCTCTGATCTCATACAGTGTCATCTGTATCCCCCTCTCTATATGCAACCTCATCAGCGTTCTCAAATTTGATGACATTTACATCATCCTCAAGCATTCCAGCCACTTCCAGAACTTCATTGAGTTCCTCTTCATTGAGAAGTGCTCTCCTGTCACCAGTACGGCCCTCCTTGTCATTCTTGATTTTGACTTTCAGGAGCTGAAGAGCTGCTCTCAAACGTGTTACCTTTTCGGTCAGTTCCAACATCATTTTAGTGGTCAGTTCCATTGTTTTAGTCCTCCTTTTTTGGTATATTAAGAGGTGAAAAAGCTAGGTCTTTCGCACAGAACAAAGTTTTTTCACGTTGGGACTAAGTTCGCACCTTAGTCCTTTTTTAATTTGCCAACATAAAAGTCATGGTCTCCAAGCGTGAACGAGAAATTAAAAAACTCCTCCAGACTCTTATGGTTCGCTGTTGTCTCAAATGCAACAATGTCTGTATTCAGTTGTCTGTTCTTTTCAAACTCAGCAAGAGCAAGATGCGTCTCAGCAGTAGGCTGTGCACTTTCAAGAGCTCCGGAGCTGTAGCTTTGGAACTGGTTCTTTTGAGATATAACTCCAAGGACCGTATCCGGATAATCATCTGACTGTACTCTGTTCCAGATAACCTCCATCACCTTCTTTTGTCCCTCAATGCCTTGGTTCCCTGCCTCGCACCATGCCACCTTCATCAGCAGCTGAGCATCCTCATAGGAAACTTCAATGCAAGAGTCTGAACAGTCCTCTTCCCAGTGCTCTGTTTGCCTTACTTCGTTCTTCAAAATGGATATAATGGGAGAATCCCCCAGTAAAAAGTTAGAATGCGCCTCTACTGGAATAAAAACGCAACAGATAGCCCCCACCATCATAAGAAATTTTACTTTTTTCATACCTTCATCCATATTTAGTTTGCTTGTTTTACCATTGTTCCTGCTTCCACGCGGCTCACGTATCCATCAAGCAATTCACTGTAGATGATATAGTGATATCGCGTGCTACCAGGCTTTTTTATGGCGTAACCAATTGGCAATTGTTCTCGCTGCATCAAAAGTTGTACTGTCAATGGAGTCATGTTCAACTTCTGTGCAGCTTCCTTGACCTTGATCCGCTTCATACCTTCCCCCCTCTCTGTTTAATTTTTTGCGGACAACTCGTTGACTAATTGTCCTCTTCGTTAAACTTCGGAGGTAAAAAAAGAGTCCTGATGGACACTCCTAGTGCCTCTGAAAGTTTAGTCAAAGTTTGGGTATTTGTGACAATTTCAGACTGATTCTCAAGCTTATTGATTGTAGGACGTGACACTCCGGAGAGCTTAGACAGAGCTGTTTTGGAAAGTCCCCTAGCTTCCCTCAGCTCCTTGAGTTTGTTGTTATTCATGCTTTACCTCCCCCAACAACATTCTCGTTCCTGCTTGGATATGTCTAGTCTAGTACAACCCGTTATACATGTCAAACAAATTTTACGGCAATGGTTGTCCAAATGTATACCATGTTGTAAAATTGGCTTATCACTCAAAGGGGGACTTTTTCATATGACAATCGGGGATTTTATTAAAGATTATCGGCGCTTGCATGGAATGAGCATGGATGAGTTTGCAAAACTGTCAGGGCTCTCAAAATCTTATATTTCTATGCTTGAAAAGAATATGAGCCCACACAGGAAGAAAATTGTTCCAAGCCTTGAAACCATTGCAAAGATAGCTGATGCAGTCCAGATTGAACTTGACGAACTCGTTAAGATGCTTGATCAGGATGTTCGTGTGAATATTGTTCACGCGGTCCCAAATCCTGCATGTGATGTAGAGGGAGTTGACTATTTTATCCTAGACAAAGACAAAGAGCTCTCTACTCTTATTGAAAATGAGCAAAAAAAGCGTGATTTTATTCTCTATTGCTATGAGCACGCTACCCTAGAGGAAAGAAATAGGATTTTATCAATCCTAAAAGCAGCTAAAAGATGGAAAGAATATAAAGAAATGTCTGATATCTTCCACAAAGAACCATAAGGAGGTAGTAACATGAAACGTCCAAACGGAAGCGGATCAGTGATCAAACTCGGTGGAAAGCGCCGGAGGCCATTTGCTGTCAGAATCTTTGACGGTGTAAAGCTTAATGAAAAGGGAATCGCAACTCCCAAATACAAGTATGTAGGATACTATGAAAAGAGAGCTGATGCTCTTAAAGATCTGGAGAAATATAACACTTCTCCTGTTGAGCTTTATAAAGAAAAAGAATCAGAAACTAAGCATAAGTTTTCTGAAATTTATGATTTATGGCTTGAAGATTTAGATCGTAGGCCAAAGAAATTATCTAAAAATACATTCCAATCATATCAAGCTGCTTATAAGAATCTTTTACCACTACATGATAAAGTCTTTGAAACTCTTACCATAGAAGATCTTGAATCAGCAGCAATGGCAAATTCATTTAAATCAGGATCCTCTATCACTAATATCAGAATAGTAATAAAAGGCATGTACAAAGCAGCAATGCGCCGCAAGTATGTTTCTGAAGACCTTTCAGTTTTAATGATAGTGGGGTTCAAGAATGAAAATTCCAGACCACACTCTTCCTTTACTGAACAGGAAATCTCTCTTCTATGGAAACATAAAAATGATTTTTATGCGCGTCTTCTGCTTGTTCTTATTTATACCGGAATGCGTATACGTGAATTATTGAATCTTGAAAGTGAAAATGTATTTTTGGAAAAAAGGTATCTTATAGGAGGTTCTAAGACAGAAGCAGGTAAAAATAGAATTATTCCTATATCTGAAAAAATAGTCCCTCTTTTAGATACTTCTGGGCAATTTGTAATAATGGAAAACAATAAGCCCTTAAAATATGGGGCATTGAACCGCAATCTTACAGGATATCTTGATTCATTAAACATGACTCATAAATTTCATGATACAAGGCACACAACAGCTACTCTTATGGAGCAGGCAAATATACCAGAGCTCCATAGAAAATTAATCCTGGGGCATAAATCAACAGACATTACTGATCATTACACTCACGTATCAAAAGAGCAGCTAATTAAAGATATAAATCTGATATGAATTGAATACAATTTGTATACGATTTGTATATTACCTTTAAAAACCATCTTAAACCAAATCGCATTATTACTAGGGTTATGACTTTACAAAAGCCTTTAAACTTAACGTAACCTTATTTTAGGATTCAGTATTTATGCGTATTTCTTGTGTTTTTGTGTATTACTTGTATATTACGCAACACCTCTAAGTCGCATTATTTTGATTTTAAACATTAATTTCAACTTAAAATTTCAATAAAAAAAGAGCAGGGACATTAAATCTCTGCTCTGATTTTTTAACGTTATTTAGTTGAATCAATTAACATTGTCCTAGTCAGGATCCCAACTATTCCATCCGCCTTCAGGAAGTGTTGCTGCTGGAAGTCCTTCACGGCCTCTTCAGTCCGCTTTCCAAAGATTCCATCAACAGCAAGACCATATCCATACACGTTCAGCTGCCATTGCACCCACATGACACCAATTCCAACCATTCCCTTCTTAATGTTGGAAATCGGCTCACTGTAAGGATTGCCCTTCAAAGGCTTTTCTGCAGCCATTAAATCAATTATGCCATCATAGTCCACATCAAGGTCAACATACCCCTTGATGCCATCCACATGCCCCTTGGACGAGTACTGCCAAGCTACTGCTATGTTGGAACTAGGTCTGAGCGCTGAAGTGGGATTGTACTGTCCTACATCGTTCCGGGGATATCTTGCAAACCAGAAGTCAAAGTCCCTCTTCAGATCATCATGGATAAGGCGCGTGTACCAATCCTTGTTGGAATAGATGCCTACATAATAGCCTGCTGCCTTAAATATCTCAGCATACCTGTAGGACATGTCTCTGATAAATCCTTTGCCTGTGGCAGCAACACTTGCATCCTCAAGATCAAGCCAGATGCCATATTCCAAAGGTCTGCCTTTCAGGTGCCTCAGAAGAGCATTGGCATCCCCTTCAATGTCAGCTATGGAAGCTCTGGCAATATAAATATACACACCACGCTTGATACCATTCTGACCAGCTCCAAGATAATTGGCTTCAAAGCGCTCATCTATCCTGTGGGAAGCTGATTCATATTGGCACTTCATGATGACAAATTTGATACCAGCTCCGGCAACCTTTTTCCAATCAATGGCTCCCTGATGATGGCTGACATCTATTCCAAAAACCTCACCCATTTTCTACCTCCGGAAGACCTGCAATTGATGTCAGAAGGGACAGGATGCCTGCTAACAGTGCTGTAGACACTACAAGTTTCCAGTCAACACTGTGGAAGTATACGCTGGAGCCAATGGCTGCTATTGCGGCCTGTGCAATTGTGCGGAGGCAACGTATCAATGCTGCTTCCAACCATTCCTTTGTAAATACATTCTTACTCATTTGTTTGCCCTCCTTTAATTATTGTTATTGGTCCCTCTGGATAAGCATGAGTGAAGCTCACGTCTTGCATTCTCAAGATCCTGAGAGATGTCTTTGTGTTCTGTCTCACAATAGTGGATTTCAAAGTCAATCAGAGCAAGTGTGCATCTCACAAGGACCTCAAGAACGTTTCCATGTTTACGGAATCGGTCATTACCTTGGAAGAGCTTCTGCTCTATTTCACGAGATTTAACCTCCAGAGCTGTCACTCTCTCTTCCAGGCTGTCATGAGGTTTTGATAAAAATTTTGAAAAAGCATAAATCATGATGCAAATGTTTCCAAAAGCTAATATCATCTGCAAGATGCTCACCATTATCTGAATGTTCATTACTTACTCCTCTTCAGGCTCTTCAGTGGGTTCCTCAACAGGCTCCGGCTCAGGTTCCGGCTCAGGTATTACTCTCTCAAAGCAGTCTGTCCTGATGTCTCCACCCTTCTCATCCATAATGTGGATGACCTCAATGGCAACATTCTCATCCTTTAGAGCTGCTGACATCTTGTCATGGTAGACAATCAATGCCTCATTTTCGGTGTCTTTGCCATTCATGGAAAATTTTTCATCTTTCCCGTTTACTGGCTCAATATACTGAGTAGCTTCACAAATGTAGTATCTCTGCATTTCTATCTCCTCCTTTTTTGCAATAAAAAAGCGCCCTGATCTGGACGCTTATGGTAACAATATTCAATTT